TATTATTGGGCTGTTCAAAAGGCGTCATCACTTTTTTAGCAAGTGTAACAAAGCTTTCAAGTTCTTTAAGCTTAGCTTCAATATCAGCTTTTGCCTGTAAGTCTGCTTTCAGCTTTTCAATTTCGGCTTTCAGGTCTGCATTTTCCTGTTTCAATGCTTCTACATCATCAGTCGGCTCATCAACTATTTCAGTAATAGTTTTTACGATTCCACCTTCAATTACAACAGTCCATTTCTTTTCTGCATAAGTAAGTATATAAGTACCATCATGGGCGTCATTTGTAACTGTAGCACCTTCTACAAGCTCATCACCTTCAACTTCGAGAGTAGTACCTTCTTCAGTTGCAATGCTTAATGCTTTTATACTGTTTTTGAACATCGCAACAATTTTTTGTAAAAGTGTTTTTTGTTCATTTAATTCTTTTGTTATTTTTTCTGCTTCCATTTTATTTTTAATTTTTGTTTGTAATTCTTTTTGATTTTGATTAACTCTTGCGGCAGCGGCTATTTTATCAAATAATCCATAGAAAAACAACTCATTGTTATTAGTTTCCTTATTTGTATTATTTTCTATTTCGGTAACTATCTTATGTCCGAGTGCTGCCTTAGCTGATATTACTTCGTCATTATCCATGAGCGTTTCCGTTTCTTCAATATTCATACCAAGCACTGAACTATACAGGTTTATAAGTTTTTCCTTTTCTGCACGTATCAAGTCGTAAAGTTCCTTTGCTTCGTTGTCTCCGCCCAGGAAAAAGTCAGCCATCCAGGGCGAGTGCATAAGAAACTCAGTATTATTATACTCAGCTATTCTATTTTCGCCTGCAAGGAATATTGTAAAAGCTGCTGAATAACAGTAGTCTATTGCTTTGGTTGTAATCGGCTTACCAAGCGATTTAAGATAGTCGTATATTTTTCGCCCTGTCTCTGAACAGCCACCTATCGAAGTTATCTCAACTGTTAATTTTTCAAATTCGCCAAGTGCCTTAATTAATCCTATTGTTTCAGTAAGGTTAATTTCCATTCCAACCTCACCACGTAATATTATTTTGGCTTCGGCCTCAGTTGCTGGCTCAAATTCAATAACAATATAATCATGCTCATCAAGCCATTTCTTAGCTTCATTAGCAGTAAATTTTTTAGCGTCAAATCTTATTGATTGTAATTCTAATCCGCTTTCTGTTTGTCCATAAATAACATGGATACCATCACCGAACTCATTATCGACCCGCTTAAATTCTGTATATTTATCCGGATTCTGGATTCGTGCAGCATGTTCGTTTGGATAAGGCATAGATTTTCGTAATTAATTTAGCAAAATTATGCTTAAATTAAATACGTGTCAACCTATTTATTTTTAGGTATATTCTGATTTGCCCACGTAATTACTCCCTCAACCGTTTTGGTACTGCAATAACAACGCTCTGCGGTAATTGTAACGGCTTCTGAGTATGTCGTTCCTATGCGGTATATCAGATACTTGTTGTAAATATCATAATAGCGGATGACAGTTGTAGGACTCATACTGCCAAGCTTATTATCATATAGCGTGCGGGCTGCTTCTATAATTGTACATTTTTCCATATAGTATTTAAAAATCTATTTACAATTTTTTCAACTATTTCATCTTTTACATGTCTGCCATCCTCTTTATAAATATCATTAAGAGATAATGCATATTCGTAACTGTCATAATAATATACATTTGGCAGTTTATCGAATAATAACATTTCAACTGCTGTTCTTAAACTTTCCTTGCTTTGTTTATTAGCTTCTTCAAAAGGCATTTTTCTGAATGTCCTTTGTAGTGGCACAGGGCTTACTGTGAATATAACTGGCTTAGGTGCAACGACCTCTGCAATTCTTTTTATATAACTATAATTTTCTGCAGGCGTAACAAAGTGAAAGTCGGCTGGTATGTTTGCCCTTATTTTCGGCAGTCCATATTGAGGGTGGTTTGACATGACATATCCATTCGGGGCAATGAATACCTCTGACATTCCGAGCGTGATAATAAATACATCGGCTTCGTTAATGCAATTTTTAAAAAGATTATTAAGTCGCCTTGTTTCATTTTCAGCTTTTTCGAGTGAGTCATAATGTGCCAGCCGTCTAAATGGATTTTGAAAACGACCTGCTGAATTTTTATAAAAAACATCATTCAGGTCGTCGGGTCTTTCAAATTCATACATAATATTCGCAGCATTATAATATATCATTGCCCTTTCAAATTCATACATAATATTCGCAGCATTATAATATATCATTGCCCTTTCATTTTCTGGCGGTAAAAGTTCAAATCCTTTTTCTCTTAAAAAACGCCTTATTTCAACGGCAAAGCATGAGCCAATTGTAAGTATTTTCATTTTTTTATAATTAAATAATTATTATATTTTCCTTTATCAGTTATTATATCAAACCCTGCAATATTTATCTTTTCAATCATTTCTTGCATTATTTCTTTTCCATATATTTGAGGATGGAATGAAACAGATATTTGTTTTATTTTATTATGCATTTCTTTATCATTCAAATATGATTGTAATATTTCTAATTCTGAACCTTCACAATTGAGAAATAATACATCAATATAATCAATGTTATTTTCATTTAATATTTCAAAAATATTAATACAATCAATTTCATATTTATTAGTAATAATCTTATTGCCACCTTCTCTGTTATATATGCTATTACTACTACAATGATTATATTCATAAAAAGTTTTTGTACCACATTCCCCCGCAACAACCTTATTATGTATGGTTATATTTTTTCCTTTTACTCTTTCACATAAACTTTTGAAAGATTTTTGGCTTGCTTCGTAAATTATTACGGTACTTTCTGTATAGTATTTTTTTAAGTTCATCCCATGAGTACCAGATATGCTGCCTACTTCAACAAATATAGGTTTTTCATTTATTCGATTTTCATCAAAAAAAAGATAAGGGTCAATGTATTTCATTTTTCTTAAATTTAATTACTTTTTCTATTTCAAAATTTTCTACAATTCTGTGTATATGTAAGAACTTATCATCAAGAATATACTCAGGCATTTTTCTTTTTTGCATATCTTTTGTTCGTAACATTCCGAGGTGAAGTCCTGGATGGGGTCTGTAATACATTGCATTTCCATCAGTCATGTCAACTTCATGCCCATTGAATCCAATGCCCTCCTTTACAATTTCGTAAAGAAAATGCTCATTACGTGGGTGATTATCTTTTATTCTGCTTATATATTTATCTGGATTTTTCAAGGCGTCATCAATAACAAAATCCATCTTTTCAAAATATTCCTTTACCTTTATAAAATGTAATCCTGTCAATGCCTTCCCCCACGGTCGTATGCCATTGCTAAATGGCAACCCAAGCTTTGTTGCATTTTTTTCGTGTGATTCTGTAATATAGTCGTAATAAATAAAGTCAATATCACCAATATATGCATAATCGTAAGATGTGAAATATTCACTATTCCATAACCAACGATATGATTTTAATAATTGCCCTTGTGTGATTTTTTTTGAATACAAGTGAAATTTAAAGCCCTCAACAATTTCAAAATTATTACAATATTTTAATGCAAGTTTTATTTTATCAGGGACTGAACTTTCACATATAATTTTTACAAACCCATCTGGCTGTGTTTTTTCAACCCCATAAATAAAATAAGGTACATATTCGTAGTATTTTTCACCGCCGAAAATATGGCTTATGAATAGGGTTTTACTCATTTTCTTAATTTTGTATATAACCAAAAATCGTCATACGTACTAAAATATTTTTCTATATTTTCAGCTATTGCCTCATTGTTTTTATTACCTTCCTCTTTTTCATTATTAATAATTGAAACAATACTATCAATATCAGTATATTTAATTGCATTAGGCAAAGGGTTTGAATTATAAATACATCTTCTACCCATAAGCCCAAGTTCTATAACGGTATTAGGCATCCCATCAGAAGGGGTAAGACGTAAGCCGATAAAGCATTTTTTATAAACTTCTTTCAACTCTTTCGCTGTAAAAGTATTGCTGGTTGCGTGAATAATTTTATAAGGTATTCGTGAACGTATCTGCTCAAGATATTGCTCACCATAATTATTCCCTTTGCCGTAAAAATAAACACAATCCCCCTTTGGCTGCACATCTTTAATAATTTTTGTCGGAGTTATAGGAATAAACTCCGCTTCAAGTCCAGCCGTAGCAAGTCTTTTTTGTACATCTACCGAAAAAGCAATATGCCGTCCCTTTAATTGTGGGATATATTTAAAGTAACATCTTTGTAAATAAGTTGCGTCAGTGCCTGCCCATAGATATACGATATTTCCTTTATGTGCAATAGCTGCCTCATAATCTTCTGCCCTGTACATCCCAAAAAAAACGGCTGGCTTACTTTTATCTGTATACTGTTTTAGCCCATATTTATCAATCATTTTTGGCTCAAAAAATGATACTGCCTTAGAAGTCCTTATTTGTTCAATTCTTATAATATCTGAATCAGTGTTTTTTAACACAAAGTCAAATGAGGTATATTTATCAACGTATGCCTTTTGTTTTTGTGCAAGTTTTTTCAATGCAGCTTTGTTTTTTATATACTTTTTTAATAATGCTTTTAATTCAATTTCATTATTAACAATATCAACTGGCGGTACAGGTTGTTTTTTCGTTCCTGTAAACTTACCGCTGCATATTGTTACGCATCCGCATTTCATCGCCTCGAGACCTGATTTCCCAATCCCCCCCTTATAATCTATGCCTAATTCAGTTCTTGTTTTGTCTGTTATTATTTGGTCGAAAAATATGTGTGCTTTTTTCTTTCTTTGTATGGATTGTTCCCATGATATACCACTTATAATATCGAGATTTATTCCAAGCTCCTTACAAACCTTTTCTATTATGCTTGTCCCCTTGTGGTCTATATCTTTTTTCAGTCCTGGGCTGTGGGCAACAGTGAATATTTTATTTTTCACCTCAATACCATTTGTTATGGGGATATGTTGATAATATGGTTTATACTTAAATTTTCCTTGAATATAATGAATAAGGTCTGGCATTACAAGCATTTCAATGTCTGTGCATTCTCTTAATGATTTTCCTATCCTATCGCCATTTTGCTTTGGGTCTCTGATAAACCAGTGGTCTGTAAGTAAAAAAACAACTTTATAATCTTTTAATTTTTTACCTATTTTATCAAGCAAGGGTAACAGATATCTCACACCCATCGCCCCGAAAAGATATAATTCCTTAGCTGCCTTTAATTCCCTATATACGATTTCTGGATGTGTAATATAATCAATTAATAAAGGTACTTTTTCATCCCAATATGGTAATCTGCGGTTCCATACCATAGTCTTACAATCGAGATATTTTGCTATAAATGGATAACCCGCATAACTTGTATCTAAGCCCCATGCAACCCTTCCATTATGATATGTTGAATAATGTTGCGGCTTTTCCTTTGTATATTTTTCATCTTCTGGAGCCAACAACGATTTTAACGGATGTTTTTCACCTGTAAAAATCTGCCTTTCATGCATTATGGAATTGTCATATCCAAGGTGTTGAATTAATGAGCGTGTTACTTGCCATATCTGCAGACCTGTCTTTTTATTATATGACTGAATAAAAGAATGCCCCACACCGCTTCCATGTACAAACTGGCTTAATAAGGGCATTTCTACTTGAAAGCCATACATTATACAGCGTTTTGCAACGAACGCACAATCAACCCAATTTGATTGAAACATCTGTATATTATCTATTGTTTTGGGATGTCTAATATTCATTTCCATTCCGTTTAATGTGAATATATTACAAATATCAAGCGTCTGTACACATTGTAAAGCTCTTGGCATGAAGTTGCGTACAAGTCGGATATCATCTGGCAGTTGTATGAAGTATTGGTATTGAAGCCCATCGAGATATTTATACATGAGATTATTGAGAAGCCAAAACCGCTCCTTTCCCATGTGCTGTTTTGTTTTGTAATAATGATAATTTATTTTCTCTTTACAATATTTTTCTACTTCATCATATTCGTCACCTTCTTTCCTGTCGTGCCATACTCTACATTGATACGCAAGCCCTGCACTTTCATTTTCGATTTGTTTTAATAAATCAAGGCACCATTCTGGCCGGCTCGATGTGGTAATGAATATTTCTATCATAGTTGACTTACTTTTATTCTGTTTGTATATTTTCTATTGACTGCATTAATTTCTTCTACTGATACGAATATTTTCATTTTTTTAATTGCCTCAACAATCCCAGAAATATAACTGCTCGCCGTAGGTGTATTAATATTCGATGTAGGCCTCATGGCCTCAACTGCCTGTACACCGCCACTCATGGCGATGTCTCTTTCACTCCATATTATTTCGTTCTTATGTACAGTCCCCGCTGGCTCATCCGAGGCACCACGCCCTGTATATCCACCAACCTGAAACCCTTTTGCGTCTGCCATTATTATTCCCTTTACCGCATTGAATGCAGCTTTTATTAATCCCGCTAAAATGCCCGCACGTAATGCACCAGAAGCCCCTGCTGTCAATACGCTGTCTGGTGTTGTAAAGCTCTGAGCAGTTGCTGAAACAACAGACGCCTGTACCTGTTTTTCGAGTATGTCTAAAAGAAAAATACTTAAACCTTGTCCGAACTTCTTAATATTCAATCCCTGTTCGTCTATGCTTGCTGAAACTATTCCGCTCAACTGGTCTGCGAATTGTTTACTAAGCTCTGTTTTATCTTTTAAATCTTTTTCAAATGCTGCCATTGTTGCTTCACGCATTTTACGCTCTTTCTCATCTCGTGCAATATTTTGCTTTTCAATTTCTGCTAATTGCTTTTCTAACTCATGAACAATGGCGTCTGTTTCCTTTTTTCTTTCATCTTCTCTTACTTTCCGATATGCAGCTTCAATATCATTTATTTTCTGTTCATGTACTTGTTTTGCTAATTCAAGTGCCTCATCATACTGTACTTGTGTCATGTGCTTTTTATCAAGCCCTTTAATAAAGTTTTCATACCTCATCATCTCTGCTGCCTTTTCTTTTTCAATACCATTTTCCATAGCTTCAATACGTAGCTTTTCAAGTTCTGATAATGCGGCTGCTCTTGCTTTGGCTGCTTCCTCCGCTGCTTTTTTTCTTTCCTCTTGTAGCTTAATTTCTTCCTCAGATAATTCATTTCCTTTGGCGGCTTCTTCATTCATTTTTCCAACAATATATACCATATTCCCATATACTTTCAATAGCTCAGATGTTGACTTAATATTCTGTAAGTTCAATGCAACTTGTTCTTTTGTCTGGTCTGTAAGCCCTGCATAAGCTTCAATGACATTTGTAATTTCTTTTTTCTGCTGATTGAAAATTGCTGTTGCTTGCTCTATTTCATTATTAAACCCTGTGAATAGACCTTGCACAAGCTCGAATTTCTTAACCATTTCAACACTTTCCTCTGCTAATGTGCCTTTAAGTTGTTCCCAATATATTTGAAATTGTATGGTATGCTGTCCGATTCTCTCCTGTGTATCACCAAGCTCATTTTTCAACTGTTGTAACGCTCCTACTGATGTTAATGCCTGTGCCTCTGCAAATCCTTTGTATTTTTCTGCAATCATATCAACGACAGCACCATTCTTAATTTGCTCTTTCGTCAAATCGCCTGTATCTCTGATGTATACTTTTAGTGATCTTACTACATCGCCTGTATAGGTTTTCGCTAACATTTCGCTGGATGTCTTCAAATCCTGCCCAGTAACTGTTGACAACTGTACGGAAGCATCCACGAGCTTATTAATCTGCTCCTGTGTCAAACCTAATGCAGCCCCATAAGCTTGTACAGCAATAATACTCTCATCGCCAAATACTGTTTGATTCTGAATTTCGGCGGCTCTTGCTTTATACTGTTCGAGTTGCTGTATATTGCCATCAATAGCGAATTTCAGTTTTGTAACAGCTTTGTCCTGCTCAATAAATTTATCCGTTGCACCGCTTATGAATTGTTTTATTCCATTCAGTGCTGATGTAAGCGCACCTGTAGCAAGGTTTGCCAGACCTGCGGCTGAAAAGATTGTAAGGAATTGAGATTTAAGCCCATCCAATGCAATCTTATAATTTCCTACGTTTCTCTGATGGTTTCCTAATGTGGCGTCCAGTTGCTTAATCTTAGCGTCCTGTTGCTGTATAGTATTCAATAACTGCCCGCCAACTGCTGCATTATTACGCTCCGCCTCTGATAATGTCCTATATCGTTCTTTATTTATTGCAAGCTCAGCGCCAAGCTGCTTCATACTGCCCTCTTTAGACTTATCCTCTTTTATAGATTGCTTTACGGCACTGGTTAACTCCGATAAACGCTGCTTGTTTTCGTATATGCTTTTTGTCAGGTTCTTATATTCCTGGCTTCCTTCCATATTGAATGACTTTAACTCTTTTAATGCCTTTGTTTCGTCATCAATCTTTTTCTTAACATCAATAAGCTGACGGATGGCTTCATCCTGTTTTATATCTACTTCAAAAATTATTTTGCTCATATTCGTATTAAATTAATTTCACACAAACCACCGCTTATGTGATTATTCATACTTTCAATAATGTAAGACCCTGCGAGCTGCTGACAATATACTGGCTTCATCATATCAATATCAGTAAAGTCCTCATCAGTAAGTTTGAAAAATGCACGTATTCGTTTAAAGCCGTTAAGGATATTAATCCATTGCCCATAGTTTCTATATAATATAAGATTGCTTTCCAGTGGTGCATATTCAGCAACGTATTTCAATGGGCATAAAACTGGCGAGCCACCATCACTGATATATACGTTTTGTGTTTTTCTAAATTGATATATTCTTGGCTCAACTTTCACCCAGTCCGCTGCACCTGTTAATAAAATCGGATAACGCCCTACACTTCCGTCAGTCCATTCTGTTTCTTCACTTGCGGCAAAAGGCAACTCATAATATAACTCTCTCGATTTTAAGGTATTATCTAAAATAGTAAATTGACCCCTTCCATAGCGTTTCGGGACTGTTTCATCTGACTTATATGTAACTTCATTAGTCTGTGCAAGCTCTGTATGAATATCTGGTATATTATAATATTGAAGTTTCCCCGATAAGTCTTGTGGTACATCATTAATAACATCAGATATTTTTTTGAAATTAAAAACATTCGATGTTGTATTTTCAAAGATAAGACCTCTTATAAAAAGTATTGAGTTCAAAAAATCCCACTGGTCGAGGTCTGGTAAATTCTTAGCGATACTCCATTCACCACCATATCCTAATATGTCGGCGGTGCATTGGAACTGAAAATTATTGGATGGCGTTACGGAAAAATATAAACTTAAAGAGCTGAAATTAACATAAAATGAAAATGATACTCTAAATTCTTGACCGGCTGTTAATGTTAATTGTTGTGTGTATGTTGTTTCTAAATCATACTCAATAATAGTCTGCCCCGATGTGATTGTTTCGGTATCTGATGTATAAATAACACTATCAACCCATGTAGCGCCGTTCCATGTTTGGAATCGTGTAACTGTGTAAATAGTAAAAGATGGGTTTCCATTTGGAAAAAAGAAACGAAAACATGGTGTAACACTAAAATTATACGTTGCTGATGTTGTTTCCGGATTAATATACATAGTGCCTCTTGTAGCATTGATGGCTGCATTATATGCCACACTTGCTGGCTCAATTATATCGAAAGATTTACATTCAATTGTAAGCGTATTAGCTCCAGTAATACCATTGCTCTGAAAAAAAACTGGTAAAGAGTCAAAAGATAAAAATAAGTTATTCTCTGGCTTAAACAGCTTTGTTGCAACTGGGATATATTGATTAGTGCCTGCATAAATATTACCATTAAATGTTAAACCATTGCTTGAGGCAATTTGAGCTAAAATTTCATTTGCGCTGACAAAAGGTATCATTCGCTGGGCTGTCAATGGGTCAAGTGCAGTACCATCCTCAAGCAAATCCTCACCTATTCCTGAAAGGTCTTGTACTGGATATGCAATTTGCCCACCATATAGAAACCATAATTGAATATTAGATATATCCCATGTATGATTATAGTCATTAAGACCTGTAAGCTCCTGTATTGATTTTCCACTTATTGCTTCTTTCAAATCTATATTACCCCAATATATTGAAAACTCATATCCATTCTCATTAGTACCTATCAATTTACCTTTCCCATAACTGATTATTTCAACACCATCCTGTATAAAATGCACTTCATAAAAGCTTCTGGCTGCTGTCGGTTCGGACCCTGCCTCATAAGTGTTTTCAAATATTGCATTATTCACATCTGTAAATGGCAAAGTGATTGTATTTGAATAATTACATGACTTCGCTTGCAATCGTTGCCAGTCAACAATACTACGGCTCAGTGCAATGATGTCGTCCTGATTGATATTTGCTGCTGTGCTGTTTATTGTGAGTTGTTTCATTTTACATAAACTCTATTAGGTATGACTTTTAATTGTATTTTTCCATACGGCTTATCCTTCTCACATACAAAGCTGACCAGCTGAACATCAACCCGAAGCCAATCGGGGTCATCCCAACGGAATATATTACGGCTGCGTATCAGTTGCCTGAATGCCTCGATATTACGTTTGTCAAATGTTGCAAAGCATGTATAGCTTTCATCATATTTTTTACTAACAACTTCAAAATTTTCTGTAACGCCATCCAAGTCATCTACATTCTGGTCGAAATACTGTGTTTCGTCAACTACGGCTTGTTGAGTAATATTGCCGTCAAAGAAATACTGATCGACTGCGCCGTAATCGTTTTCCCACTTTAGATATATACCTTCACGGCAATTTCTGTCAACTCTTATTTTAATTTTTTCTGTTACGTATGTCATGTTGTTGAATAATAATCGTCAATATAATTCAGTATGTAATCGTTAATATACTCATTGTCGCCTGTTCCGACTTTCAATGCAAGCCAGCAGTGCGGCGAAGATACTGAAGAAGTAAGTGTAATGGTATTAACTCCATCTGCCTCAGCCATATCGAGTGCCGTTACTGTTGTACTGCCATCGTGATATGTAACTTCCCTGTCAATATTCACTGTCGAGGGGCCGAATAATGCACCGATGGCAAAGGGGTAATTTTCAAAATATACCGGCTCAACAAATGCTGTAAGGAATTTCGCCGTGCTGTAAACGCCAAGTCCATAATAATATATCTCATAATCTACCATTCGTAAATCATCACCTATTTGTTGAACTGCCTTTACTGCTTTCCAAACTGCCGGCAACTTGTGATATAAGTCCGTATAATACCCATAATATTCTTCTTTGTAACTGCAATAAAATTCAAAGTCCTTTCCATCTAATTTTTTATTGACAGCTGTATAATCGGCATCAAGTGTATTATCGAAATATTTCTGTAATAAACTTTTCAAATATACACGGGCAACACCTGCACTATCAGTATGATAAGCCGCTGCTATGCTTATTACGGCGTCAACTGTTATTTTAACAAAAACCTTATGCTGTAATCTTAATGAAGTATTCGCAAAACCTGTAACTGTTCCGCTTGTGCTGTACCAAGCTTTATCAATTACAATAAAATTATTAACGGCGTCAACAGCTAATATGTCATAGGTTCCAGCAAATTCAAGAATGCCGTCAAGTAAGACCTCAACATAAGCAGTAGCATCGACCGCAAATATCGAAGCATCCGCAACATTTAATTTGAACTTTAAAGGTGAGTAGCTTGCAAGGGCTGTAATCTGTGTATCTTGCCTCTGCAAATCAATATATACATTGTTGTACGCTGCATTCATGTAGCATACTGTTGAATCGCTGCGTGTGGTCGTAGGTGCGGTTTTAATTGTTATTGCCATTTTTAAACTCCTTTAATACTTCTGAATTAATTGTAATTGACAAAGCTGAATCAATCTCATCCTGTAACGCCTTTATTCGTGCCTCATTAAACGCTGCCATAACTGGTCTTGTTGCTCCGTTATATGTTCGTCCTGTCCTATGCTGCCACGTTCCCTCTGCTGCTATTTTTCGGGCTACAAGGTATGCAAAACTATTCAGCTTATATTCCTTGTCAAACTGTGAGGCGATACCCTTATCCCTTGCCCATTGCTTTATAATATCTGTAATATTGGCAGGTATTCCACCGGGTCCTCGTCCTCGGTCGAGAAATTCAATATGGTCTGCTCCTTTTATTTCAAGTTTTAAAGATGTTTCACTTTCTGTTAAATCATAAGCAAACTCGCTCAATGTTCGTCCACTGGCTTTCTGACCTGCTGCTAAATGTTCAGCTCTCAACTGCTCCACGCTATCCTTACCGAACTGATTAAGCATTGTACTTAATGAAGCTTTCAATATGTTTAAGTCGTTTCCCATGTGCAAAATTTAATATTAATTTGTTTCAGTTGAATGCTTACTAATATCCCTGTCGTGGGATGCCCTAATATTTGAAAATCGTAAAAATGCTCCTCTGTATAATTATCCGTAACTTCATATATCTGTTGTCCATCTGAATTTGTATAACTTCGTAATAAATAAACAAACAGGTCATTCATTACTTCCAGCGTATTAATATTCGTATCTGTAGTATCTATATCGTTGGTATTTTGCTCTGAGTGATACCCTATAATATAGTTCAGTTGAATAACCTTATCGTATGTGTTTGGTGTCTTCGTTATCCTTGGCGGGTCAAATCGAAACATCGGTACTTCGCTATCATTGTGGCTTATCTGTTCTTTTGTGCCAATAATAAAATTACAATCATACCCTTCGAGCTTAATTTTATTGATTATATTTCGTAAAATTGCTAACATAATTTTGACAAATTTAATTATTTTTTTGTGATTTTTTATTTTCTTCTAAAATATTTTCGATTGTTTTTATTTCCCTTCGATATTCAACAACTACATAAGCAACCGATTGTTTTTCGATAAACTCCGATGCTGTGCGTCTGTCGCCCCCTGCAATGAATAATGATAAAGATGTTAAACCAAACTCTTTCATATCATATTTGGGTGATAATGATTTTGTTGCAAGCTCTGATTGCTCCTGTATCTTGGCCTCAATTTCTCTAAACTCCTGTATATAATGCTTCCATAACGGCAGCATATATTTTATAGGTAATGTTTCAATAACTGATGTCTTGTTTTTTGATATCTTCTGAAATAATAATATTGCTGCTGAAAGGTCGTATGTGTATTTTTGTGTAATAATAAATGTTTCAAACGGTATGTGCCATATTGTTTCAGGAAAAGAAAATCGTATAAGTCCGTGGCGAAATGTAAACAATAATGGAAATTTTATGTCTGGTTCTGACTTCCAGAGCTTTGATATGTTGATGTATTTTCTTAATGATGTATATTCTGTTATTCTCATTTTTTAAAAACTTATGCCGCCAAAATTAGTATTTGCTTTTATTGGAAAAATAATATCTTCAAGGGCATATCGTGTCCCATCAATACTATGGTCATCCCCATTATATTTACCCGTAGCGTTTCCGTATCTGTCCTTTGCATGAGACAGTTCCCTGAACTCTTTTATTGTGTTAATGCTTGTTTTCGTAATATTTAATCGCTTACCCTGTAAATATGAAATGCTAAAGTCAACACTTCCTGCTGCTTTCTTGGCTGCCTTAATATTATATCCAAGTTGCCTGTAAATATAATCAATCATCCTCTGGTCTTCACTATCTGCAATTATCTTTTCAGCTTTGTTTATTGGTAAAAGTTTTGTTTTAAAATCGTTTTCATTCATACCAGCTTTATAAAATTCTTCATGAATATATACATCATCACCAACAACGGCAACCTTTATAAGTGTAGACGGAGCAACAAATCCGAAATCCATACCATAACTGTATTTTAAATCTTTCGGAAACGTATCAATCAATATAATATTTTTCGGCTCAAAAACAAGGTCATCAGCGTTGCCATATTCGCAATCAATATGTATCCTCTTAAAATTGCTGTCAATCTCTGCCCTTCGCCTTATCCGCTCTTTTTCATGCTCAGGGCAAAAAGCATTATCCATGTAATTAGACTTGATTATAATATGCGGCGTGTAATATGGAAGAAACTTATCCTCAAGCCAAAATTGTCGGGTCGGATTAAAGTCGCCTAAAATGATTTCGCTCCTTCGTGCCAATTCATCCCATACTTCATATTTTAAAGAATTTATTTCGTTGCCGTAAAGTAAAAATCTCCTTGCACCAAGGGCTTTATCAATCCTATCAGTACTAAAAAACTCAAGTATATTTCCTCTTTCAAACTCGTAAAAATTACCGCTGGCATTAAATTTATATCCGGTATTTCCCATTTTCCCCAATATCTCGGTTGCATATCTCATCACTCCGATTTTAAGATGTGGCAAACTTTCAGAAACAACTGTAAACACTTTATTTCGATACTGCGTACATAAAAAAATTATAAATAAAGTAAGGTCATAAGTCTTTGCCGAAGCTGTGCCACCCCTATGTATAATGGTATTAATTCCGCTTTTTAAAGCAGATTCAGTTTCAAAAAAAACTTTATTCGCCTTTATTTCCATCGGCTCTCGATATTATTATATTAAAAAAACTTTATTCGCCTTTATTTCCATCGGCTCTCGATATTATTATATTGAGCTTTTCACCTCCTAATGCAATTTCCGACTTCTGCTCCGCCTTGCCAAACGTCCAGTCCCTATAATCTGCCATGATTTTACTACGCAATGTCTTATCTCCTAAGTCCTGAATGAGCCAACGTAACCATTGTGGGTTATCTTTATCAATTAAAGTATCTTTCATTTCTTCATTTGTTAAATTCATCAAATATGAAATTGTTTCGAAAAACACTTTTTTAGTAACCTGTTCAATCCCTCTTTCTTTACATCTAAGATTGAACGAACTGAATGATTTGCGGTTTTGCCCTGTTCTATTAATATTTTCTGGGTGCTTGTCAAAGCCTTTTGCATCTTTGTATATGTCTTGGCGGGGCATGATTATATAGATTTAAAGATTTAAAAAATCTTGATTTATTTCATTACCAGATAAATAAACACCTTTATTATGTATAACCAAATCATTTTTAATATAAAATTTTATATTTTTTTCTCTACATATCTGATAATTTCCTTTTCCCTTTCCTCTGTCAGTCCTGTAAGTAACACAGTTGGCACTTGCTTTAATCCGATATATTTTGCAGCATCATAACGCTGGTTTCCTGCAATAATAATCAGTGTGCCAGTACGGTCCGAAAGTATCAACGGCCTTGCTTCAAAGTAATCGGGATTATCTTGTAATGACTTGCACAGGGATTGAAAGCTACTGTCTTTTATGCTTCGTGGGTTGTTTGGGAGCTTTTTTAACTCATTTACATTTCGGTATTGCGGTACTACATTCATAAATAAATTGCTAATAAATTGCTAAAGCAAATATACAACATTCCTACCACATAATGCAAGTTTTTTTTAGAAAAAATGTAAAGTGTTGAGTATCAGGAAAGTAAAATATAGTTTTTTTTACAAACTGAAGTTTTTTACAACTTTTTTACAAATTTTTTACACACTGTATTCCGCTTCCAATCTATTATTTATTATTTTTGTAAATTTTGTAAAGAAAAAAATATATAAATAGCAATAATACTTTAAGTTTATATATAATTTTGAAAAATGCCCTAAGTTTTTTACAAAGCATAATTAACTGAATATTAATTATTTAAGCTGTAAAAAAGCATTTTACAGTTTTTTACAAAGGTCAGTTTTTTACAAAAATTATTTTATTTTATATTTTGAGCTAATAATAACTTTATATTTTTTACCTCCTGTATTCATGTTTAATTCCGAATTGTAAACAGATATATAATATTTTTCCAAAATATCTAATTCGTTTCTTTTACATAGAGATATAATTTGAAATTTATGTTTATCAACTCCATACTTTTTTAATGATTCATATAATAGTTTTTGTCCTTTACAGCTTAAAATATAATAATTTCTAAATCTTTTTATTATATCAATACTTTGACCTATATGTACTTGTTTTTTTGGATTAGTTATTTTATAAATTCCTATAAGTTTTTCCATAATTATATTATTTATTTTATACAAATATAAGCAAATTACGTAAGTGTTTTGCGTAATTTTGAAAAATTAACAACAATTTTGGTGTTCTATTAAAAAAGTTTATTATATTTGCAACAAAGAAAAATTAAAACGCCACATGAATAAGCAAATTATATTAAAAATATACCATAATTAATTGAGGGGTTTTTTCGGGTTTTGGCGAACCTTAATTTTCACCCCTCTTTTTTTTATGGTTATATATTACTTTAAATGGCAAATCGAAATACAAAAACTGAAAAATGGCGTGATGCTTGGTTTCTTGATTTAGATTCTAACTCAAAGTTATTATTTATTTATTTAACAGAAAATTGTGATATTGCAGGATTTATAGAAATTTCTTATAAAATATGGAGTTTTGAAACAGGATTAAAAATAGATGATTTAAAAACATCATTGGAATTGATTTCTGAAAAAATTAATTATAGTGCGGATTATAAGTACTTATTTATTCCAAAATTCATTGTGCATCAGAATAATTATCCATTGAATTTAGAAAATAATGCACATAAGGCAATATATAAAAAATTAGAATATTTTTCACAAATGTTTGATTTACATGATTTTATAAAAAATGCGTTAGGGGGTTCTAAGGGGCTAATAAGCCCCCCTGTAATGTCATGTAATAGTAATAGTAATAATAATGTAAATAATAATGTAAAAATTAAAAATGAAAATAAAATACCAGAAAAATCAGAGCTGGTGCAGTTTTTTGTTGAAAATGGTTACAGGCGAGATTATGCAGAGAATGTTTGGGAATATTACCAAAACCTGAACTGGTTTGATTCTAAGGGTAATATAGTAAAGAGTTGGAAGGCAAAATGTAGGGCGGTATGGTTTAAAAATGAAGGTAAAATAAAAGAGAGCAACGAAATTTCAAAATACAAATACAAATGATAGATATAAATATAGGTAAAATAAGTCCGCAAGCAGTTGATATTGAAGAAGCCGTTTTAGGTGCTTTGATATTGGAGCCAGATACTATAATAAGTATAGAGCATTTTTTAAAGCCAGAAGTATTTTATAACCATAAACATCAGATTATTACTGAGGCAATAATTGAAATGAGGATAAGCGGCGAGAGAATAGATTTGTTGACAGTTGTAAACAAGTTAAAAACAAAACAGAAATTAGAAGAAGTCGGCGGTGCATATTATTTAGCGGAGTTGACAAATAAAATATCTAATGCAATTAATATTGAATATTATTATAGAATAATATATGAAAAGTATATTGCAAGAGAAATGATAACAGTAGGTGGCGAAATATACCGTATGTCATATAATGATGATACAGATGTATTTGAGCTTTTGGATAAAAATATTGAAGTACTTGATAAAATACGGCAGGGTGTAGCAGCCACAGGTGAAAAAAGAATGAGTACGCTAATGAGTGAGCATTCTAAGCGACTTGAGAAATTAACAGAAATGGCAATAAATGGGCAATATTCAGGTATTGAAACACCGATATATAAATTGACAAAAGTAATGAGGGGATGGCAGCCATCAGATTTAATTGTAATTGCTGGACGTCCTGGTATGGGTAAAACAGCGTTTATGATGGAAAGTATACGAAGGGCATGTGAGCAGAATAAAAGCGTATTATGTTTTAGCTTAGAAATGTCAGGAGTTCAGTTAATAAATAGACTTTTACAGGGCTTTGGCATGAGTGAAAGAGAGTTGAAGGACGGCGAAATGACAGAAGCTTCATGGATAAAATACCAAAAATATTTAGGTGTAATATCAAACTGGAAATTGCATATTGACGATACTGGCGGAGTTGACCTTAACTATATTAAAGCTGTTTGTAACAGAATAAATAAAAAGCAAGGATTAGATTTTGTTCTTATAGATTATTTACAATATATGGACATAGGAAGTAATAAAAATGCAACAACAGATGAAAAGATTGGGGAGGTTACAAGAACATTAAAAGCTATTGCAAAAAATCTGGATGTGCCAGTTGTATTGCTCTCACAATTAAATAGAGAAGTTGAGAAGCGAGATAACAAAGTACCACGGTTATCAGATTTGAGGGCTTCTGGCAACATTGAACAGGATGCAGATGTAGTTTTATTTCTATATCGTCCGGCTTATTATGGTATAAAAGAAAATGAAGCTGGTGAAAGTACGGAAAATTATTTAGAAATAATAAATGCAAAAAACAGACATGGTGAGCCAAATGGAATTTATAAAGCGGAAACAAACGAAAGTTTGACAAGAATAATGGATTATAAAGTTAATGAATTTACTAATGACTAAGCCAACCCCCGCCCAGTGGCAACAAAACACCCGCTCTAAAGTATGCTCATACGAAGCATATTTGCGACTCTACGACTGGCACTATACTAAGCGTTACCCATTTCTGATGGCGAATAATGGCGGGCGTGGCATACCAGATATTAATAAGTCGTATTACACTAATACAGTGCATAGAGAGTTTCATTCACGATGGCTCCAAGGTGTATGTTTTGCTTATTTTGCATGGATGTTAGAAAAGTCCGAGGTGAGCATACCATTCGATAAGGGGCGTCAGATTAAGACAAAGACAGGAAAGATAATACGCGTACAGTCGAAGTATTGTAAGCCAGGAAAAGCTGATATGATAGTGAACTTTCCAATAGTTAACGGCATAGGAACAAAGATAGTCAACTTAGAGATTAAAGCCAAAAACGACACTATGCGACCATTACAGGAAGCCGAAAGAGACAGGGTAAGAAGAAAAGGGCAGTTATATGAGATTATACGCAATGTTTCGGATTTATGGATTGTTGTTGATGGGTTGGATGTTGTTATGGTTGGTGATGAGTGGTACTGGCGGGGCGGTATGGTACAGAAAGAATTGTTTTAAAAAAATATATAAACCTTAAAAAAAAAGAAAATGGAAAATTATGAAAAGTTTTTAGAAAAGAAAAAGCACTTAATCGGAGACTTTGGTTTCGAGCCAATATACATACCTGAAATGGCTTTTGATTTTCAGAAAATGATTATTGAAAAAGCAATTAAAAAAGGTCGTATGGCTATATTTGCTGATACTGGATTAGGTAAAACATTAATAGAGCATAGTAAGTCAGGATGTATATCACCATTAACAAAGTCATATTACACCAACACAAGCCACCGACAATACCTATCCAGATGGCTTGAAGCAGTCATTTCTGCATATAGCAGG